CCCTACCAATAATGTTGTCAGTGTTACTTGCTACTTCAGATATTCTAACTTCATCACCTACACTAGGAGAACTAGGTAAAGTTAAAGTTATACCTGCACCATTTAAATAGTAGTGATTATCTTTTGTTGCAGTTGTGTTAGAAGTAATCACATTTACAGTAAATGTATTTTGTTTAGTGTTAATTTGATTTTGTATATTACCTGTTAAATTATTTAAATAACCTACTTCTGTAGCATCTACACTTGCAGGCCAAGTAGGTAAGTTCGCATCATAAGCTTGTACGTTAGTTCCTATTACAAGACCTAAAGTTGTTCTAGCTGTTGAAGCATCTGCATCATCAATTAAAGATCTACCAAAAGATGTTAGACTAGTTGTAGTATATGAATCTGTACCAGTGGTGAAGATCATTTTATCTGCAGATGTATTTAAACCTGCAATAGATGCTAGACCTACATCATATGCTTGTACATCAGACCCAATAGCTACACCAAGATTTGATCTTGCTGTAGATACACTATCTAAATCAGATAGGTTGTTTGACTCTAGTAAATATCTAGCATCAGATTGTGTTTGTGATAAATGATCAGCTAGATTAAATGTACCATAAGCAACAGTCTCAATTATGTCACCTACAGTAGCTCCAGATGCAAGTACTATACTGGTTCCTGATGTAGCTGTAAAGTCTGTTCCATTTTTTAATTTCAAACCATTCATGTAGACATCTACAAAACCAGAATCGTATGTAGCTGCAAACGTTGTTTGACCTGCAGTGGCTGTGTAAGTGTTACGATCTGAAGTTCCATTTACAGATGAACCTGCAGCAGTAAACCCAGAAGAACCAAAAACTTGCATAGAATTTGTAGTGCTATTAAAATAGAGAGCACCTATAACCAAGGCATCTCCATCGTTGTCTGTTGAGGGTGCTGAAGACTTAGCACCAAGGTATCTGTCATCAAAAGAATCAAATGAAGCTGCTGCAGAAGTTGCACTAGAAGATGCTGATGTTGCAGATGAAGCTGCAGCAGTAGCACTAGAGGCTGCAGCAGATGCAGAACTAGCAGCAGCAGATGCTGATGTAGAAGCTGCAGTAGCTGAACCAAGTACGCCATCTACATATGTTTTTGTTGTGAGATCAGCACTAGCACTTGGCGTATAACTAGCAGTAATCTTGTTACTTCCTACTGCTAATGCACCTGTGAGTGTGCCACCTGCTAAAGGTAAGAATGTATCTGTTGTATACTTCTTAGTTGCTGCATCTTGATCTGCTGTTGGATCACCTAGTCCTGTAATCTTAGCTGTACCCATAGCTATAGCACCACTCATTGTACCACCTGCTAGTGGCAGCTTGGTTGCTATACTTGTTGTGATCGTGTTGGCAAAATCTGCATCGTCACCCAATGCTGCAGCCAATTCGTTCAAAGTATTCAATGTTCCAGGTGCTGAGTCTACAAGCCCTGCTACCTCTGTATCAACATATAATTTCGTTGCTGCGTCTAAATCAGAACTAGGTGCTGTAAGATTAGTAATGGTTGCAGATGTACCTGCATTCATGTTTAGAGTGCCATTAATGGTCACGTTAGTAAATGATGATGTACCTGAACCTGCAGTTACGTTACCTGTTACATCCCCTGTTACATCACCAGTAACATCTCCTGATATGTTTCCTGTAACGTTACCTGTAATGTCTCCAACAAAGTTTGAGCTTGCTGTAACTGTTGTACCTGTTATGGCTGCAGGTGTACTACCCCCAATAACAGCAGCATCAATAGCACCACCATTAATATCAACAGTCGCCAGTGTCGCCTGACCAGATGTAGAAAGAGTTGTAAAGCTACCTGACGAAGCACTAGAAGCACCAATTGTTGTGCCATCCACAGCACCCCCATTAATATCGACTGTAGCATGTGTTGATGTTCCTGTGCTTGTTAAGTCTGTAAATGTACCTGCACCTGCAGAAGACCCACCAATAGTAACACCATCTATTGCTCCACCATTAATGTCTGCAGTTGTTATCGTAGTAGTGCCTGAAGCTGTAAGATCTGTAAACGTACCTGCTGCTGCAGTACTAGCACCAATGGTAGTATTATCCATAGCTCCTGAGTTAATGTCAGCAGATGTGATAGTTGTTGTACCTGTGAGGGCAGATGTTCCTGCAACAGCAAAAGTACCACCTACAGTAACATTGCTAGAAGCAGCTAGTGTTGTGAAGCTACCTGCTGCAGGTGTTGTTCCACCTATTACTGCACCATCAATAGTACCACCTGTAACAACGACAGAGTCAATGTAGCCTACACCATCAATGTATAAGTCTTTAAACTCTGCTCCTGTAGCACCAAGATCTATGTCATCATCAGTTACAGGTTTTAGTACACCATCTTCTATTCTAATCTGTTCTACAGCAGCAGCAGAGACTTCATTGAAAAAACTAATTCTGTTATTTGATGTATCTACAACAACTTTGTTAAGAGCGTCAGCATCAGCTATTTGAGGAACGTTAGCACCTTCTCCTGTGCTACCATCATGTTTATGTCCACTAGATGCAGAAAACGCATCTCGTAAAGCATTGTACTCTGCATTTACTGGTGCAGCTTTAATGACTGCATTAGCAATAATGTCAGCTACTGATTGTCTTGTATAACCTGCCATTTAAAGTCTATCCCCCACGCCAAATGTCACGACTAAGCCTTGGATACTGTGTGAAGCATTTGAATCATTAGTAACGAATTTATAAGAAACTGATTTGCCTGAACCTGATATATTAGTTCTTTGTACTGGTGATGGATTACCATCAAATATAGCTGTACTATTAAAAGCAGCCTCGTTGTAATATGCTGCAGCACCCTCAGTACTTAAAGTAAAGTTTGTTGGACTTAAAGAGTTTGGATCTTCGTAGTCGTATACTACAGACATCACAATCTCGTTATCTCCCTCAGAACGTAAGTAAGTTGCTACAGTATAAAATATTTTTCTTTGTTCTGGATCTTGCATATAAAGAAAAGGGGTTTGATAAACACTAAAGATATTTGTTCCATCAAAACTATTTCCTTGTTCTTGTCTGTGTACTTTACCTGTGCTATCCCCATGTATTACAAATTCATTCTGTCCTATATAACCACTGTCAGATGCAGTAGCTGATATACCTAATAATTGTGCATACTCAAATTGTAATCCATTTGGTGTTTGTCTAAAACCACCTACTATTCCTTGGGAATCTGCAGCAGCAAAGAAATATCTAAACTGTGTCTTTGATCTAATTACAACTGCATTCAAACCTTCTAAGTCAATATCAAAAACAATGTCTGTAAAAATAGACTGAATGTTTTTAGAAACTGTTTCTAGATTTACGTCACCAATCTTTGCTGTACCTGAAATTGGACGTAGACCATCTTGTGATAAGAATAATAAGTCACCACCAATTTCTATAACACTGTCTGATGCTAGGCATCCAAGATCGTCTGTAACTTCTTTTAGAACAAAGTTAGCTGCAGCAGTTCCCTCTAATCTTTTGATATTAGTTGTACCAAAAATGTAGAGTTGATCTCTAAAAGTTTTTATAGCTACTACAGGGAAACCTACATTTATTACACCTGCTCCACTGGCTGAAGCAAAGTTTGTTTCTGCTAATGGAGCACTAAAATAAAGATTTGTTTTTTCTGCAGGATCACCTGCTAGAAATAAATGATTCTGAAATATAGCAGAAAACTTTGGATCTGTTGGTGCGTCTGAGTGTGTAATCTGTGTGTAAGTTGTACCATCATAAGTAGCTGCAGGGTTAATGCCATCTGTTAGCACAACTTTTTGTGTGCCAAAATTAAACTTTGTAAATCTAACTTTTGATACACCTACCATAGTTGGTGAACCTGAAGTAGTTACTGCAGTCCAAGATGAGCTAGAATTACTCCAATGATGTAGATAGTTATTTCCTGAAGATGGTTTACGAGCAGCTAAGATACCATCTTTAATTCCATCAACTACTGCTACACCTAAAACGTTACCTGTTCCTGTTACTGTGCCATAGTCATTAGAAAAACCATTTATCTTTCTGTAACCACCAGTAACAGCAGGTTCATAATTAATAAGTGTAATTGCAGAGCCAGGTGCTGTCTCACCTTGAGAAAGAACATCTCTACTAGTATTCAGCCCTCCTTGAGCAAAAACTTTAAAAGATCCTAAATTTTCTGGCATTAGAGAACTCTACCTAAAACCTGATTAGAAGAGTTTACTCTGTCAACTACTGTTGATCTTACTCTTAAAGGTTCATCAACAAGTATTCTTCTCATTGACTTTATACCTGATTCAAAGTTCCCTTGATGAACAGCAGCACTTTGATCGTTAGACCTAAACCTCATCATGTACATCATAGCACCATCAATAAGAACGTGTTTAAATCTGTCTGGTATTATTGCTGTGTCACTAAAAGCAGATAAGTCTGCAGGAAACTTGTAATAAATATATTCTATTTCGTAAGCTTGATCTGGAATAGGAGTAACACCAAATTTTGCTTCATCAGTTTGATATACTAAAGTTGGCGCAGATATACCTGTTTGATCCCCTGTATCATCAAAGTGTCTGTATCTTTGAATATATTCTTCGTAACTAATTGTAGGAAGAGACATGGGTGAGTTGTCAACAGACGTGAGTTTTTTAATATAAAATGTTTGCCAGTCAGCCCTGGAGTAGTCAGCAGGAAAATCGTACTGTCTAGTTCCTGCAGTTAAAGTTTGTGTATTTGTTGTCTTTAAAAAAGGCCACTCTTGGCCTGTCTGTAGGATATTTCTAATGGAGTTATTTATTGCATCTTTAGCTAAAGCCTGAACATTACGTACACTTCCAAACCCATCTCCTGCTACATCAAGTGTAACTTCGTTGAGTCTACGTAGTAGTTCATTAACTAGTGCAACATAGGTAGCCATTACAAAAATCCTTCAGATAAGCTAAAGGGGCAAGTCTCCCTGCCCCTAAAGTTTTATTTACGCAAGTAGATCACGATCTACGTCAACTGGTCTTACTCGACCAGATATACCTGTATCCATACAACCTGCGACAACACGAATGCGTCCAGATGTAACGTCTGCAGAAGAAGCAACTAACTTAACGTCAATTGTGTCTGTAGAAGTTGAGTGTTGTGTGAATGTCAAAGTACCTGAAGTAGTCATAGCAGAACCATTAGTACCTGATGCTAACCAACCAACTGAGTCGATAGCGCCACCATCAACAATGTCATCGCCTTCAGCAAAGTCAATGTCAACAGTTGGAGATGTACCATTAGCAGCAGCTTCAACATAAGCACCTGCGAATAACACCATAGTGTCAGCAGGAATCTCTAGTAGTTGAAAGATGTCACCATTAGCAGCAGTCCAACCTGCAGCAGTCATCTTGTCAAAGTCAAGTACAGCCTCTCGAATGTACATGCCATTTGATTGGAAACGTGATCGTGCTTCAGCAATACTGTCAGAATTAACTCCAGTAGTTGCTTTTGCTGTCATATCATAAGTAGCCATAAATCAATCCTCCCTTAAGCTGCGTTATATTTAGCAGTGACGATTGCTTCTGGACGTAGAATCTTGCGACCATATAGGTGCATTCCTCTAACAATGTCAGCAAAGCTATCTGGATCACGATATGTTTCAGTCTTACTGATCTGCTCTGCAGTTGCTACTGCTGAGTCATGACCACCAACAATAACACCAAAGTTACTGTTTTGGTTGGCAGAACCTGATGTTCCAGAACCTGTGCCTACTGCAGGAAGATTCGAGGAAACATACATTCTGAAACCATGCATGTTGTTCAGTACTAGACCATTACGTAGTGCACCTGATTCACCATAATCTGCGTTCAAGAATCGAGAGTCTTCGTCAGACAAGATTTCCATAAACACAGGGTCAACCACGAGCCATCTACCTTGTGAGTCAACTTGCTGCTGATCCATCAAACGTTTCATGCGTGAAATAATCATCGCAGGAGAAACAGTTGCTGTTGGCAGTGCTGTTGCACCAGGTAGACGTGCTGCTACTGGGATCGAATGATCTCCTGCAGAGCTAGTTGTGATGTTGCCAAATGAATCTTTGCGTAGTTTCATTGATGTCAACAATTCGTCAGAACCTGCAGTTGAAACTGCTTTAGTTCCATTCACTACGTCATTCACTGAACCTGCTTTTGAATGTAGAGCAGTTTGTTTGAAACCTGATAGATAACCAAGAACTTCTTGGTCATGCTGATCAGCCAAACGATATGCTGCACGATCAGTTGCAAGCTGCATGAAATTTGCATGTGAGTGTGCTTCCTCTATATCGTCGATCTTAAAAGCATAGTAGTTCGCTTTATCTACGACTAGAGAAAAGTCTTCGTCATCAAGGTCTTGTGCTGAAACCTGTGTACCCCTAGCATAGGCGTTCACAGAAATTTCTGGCTCCTTGATAATTTTCACTGTATCACCTTGGGCAGAAATCTCCCCAAAATAATCAGAGTTAGTAATGTCTCCTACTACAGTACTCTTGCGAAAAGCAAGCTGTACCTTTTTGGAGTATATGACGCTGGAAAAGTTCCCATTGGGCAAATTTCCATAGCCACTCGCTGTTTGAAAAGCCATGATTAAATCCTCCATGATATTTGGCTTATGAAGAAAGCTAAACACCCTAAAGAGGCTGACGTTCTAGGGTTGCACTTACGTGGGCCTATACTTGTACAGGTAGTTCTTATGTAGTTTAGACTTTAGAAAAAAGTATCTTGTGAAGGTAATCCATATAGGGGCTTCACGATAGATACACCTAGTTATATAGAAGACAGTAATACTGTCAACTATTTATCTGGCAGAACCAGACACATCGTAGACAAACTTACCTTTTTTCATAGCTTCAGTAATTTCGTCTTGACGTTCTTCAAACTCCTTATTAGACATTTTGGCTACATCAGACTCTTTTATTTGTCCTTGTATACCTTTCTCATCTATAGAAGTACGAGTTCCTTTGGAGACTGTAGATGCTGCAGCTTTCTTTGTAGCTCTCTTAGCTTCTACTGTCATACCATTATCTATTTTATACAAATCAATTACACGTATAACTGAGGCAGGATCATCCATGTTTTCATAGAGCGCATCCTTAACCCACTTGGGTTGTTCTTCTGCCCAATCATGAAACTTATCTGATTGTCTTAGTTCGTCAAAGTCATCATGTGTCTTACGAATAACATTCTCTGCTTTCATACGCAAAGCTTCACTGTGAGCTTCATCTAATTCTTTTAGACGTGACTCAGCTTTGCTAAACATTTCTTTTGCTTTTTGTGAAGCAATCTCTTCAACAATTCCTGCAACGTCTGGATATTCTTTAGCCCACTTCTCAATATCTTCAGCAGACTTTGGTGGTACGATACTCTCTTTTATCTTTTTCTTTTCAAGAGAAGTTATTCTTTCATTCCACTCTTTTTCTTTTTCTTGCATATGTCTACGCAAGTCACCATAACGTTTCTTAAAAGATTTTTCTTCAGCACTTAAATCAGAATCGTCTTCTTGTGCTTTAGCTTCTTCTTTTGTTTCTTCTTGTTTGGGATCGTCTGTGGCTTGAACTTTGGTGTCCTCAGTATCTTTGCCACTGGATTCACTTTCAGTAACTTCTTCACCACGAGCTTCAGCCTCTAGTTTAGCAATCTCTGCTTCTTCTTCTTCAATACGTTTTTGTTTTTTAGCATGATTAAAACCTCTGTCAACAAAACCTGCTGTCTTTGGTTTTTCTATTTCTGTTAGTTCAGGCACTTAAGTACTCCTTATGTTGGGGCCAGGATTATTCCTGGGTAGCCTTATTGTTATTTTTTCTTTTTTGCCTTGGTCATTAGACCACCTTTATTAAGTTGAATTGTGCCAGTTTGAGCACCACTTTCTAAACCTGCTATTACTTTTTCTAATTCTTCTGCTGTACTTTTTGGGTCAGCAGATTTTTCTATCATTTCTTTACCTTTATCTGAATCTTTAAAAGCTTTTGCTTCTGTTAATGCTTTTGATGCATTTGATTTTTTCTTAGTTATTTGCTTATCAATTCCAGACTCTCTATCTTTAAGATTATTAAACTTTTTGTCTTCAGAACTAAAAATAAATTTTCCATCTTTTTCTTTGTATCTCATTCCTAATCTATCAAGAACTTCTTTAGCTTTAGCTGTGCCAGGGGCTGCAGATTTCTCAAGTGCTTGCACAAAATAAGAAGAAGAATTTTTTCCTGTAATTTTATTAAGCTCTGCATTTATATAATCTACAGTTGCTTGATCACCTTGAGCATCAGCTATGATAGCTGTTGCACGTAGGTTTGCAATTTTTTGAAGTCCAACTGCTGCACTGGCTGTACCTGAAGCAGCCATTCCAAGTGGCCCTGCAAAAACAGATAAGCCTTCAATTATTTTTGGTAAACCATCTGGCCCTTCTACAAGTTCCTTTGCGTAAGCCATTGGATCTGTCCAATCAACACCTTTACCAAACTCAGGTTTTGGTTCTGTCTCAGGTGGATCTGGGTCATCATTATCATTAGATTTCATAGCATCAGCTAGTGCTTGAGATCCTTGTAGATAGTAAGGAGGTTGTGTATACTTAGTCATTTTAGGATCTTTTATCTCACCATTTACATATTCTATAACCCTCACATCACTTGGATTGTTTGCATTTACATATGTTTTTGTTGATAGAATATTTTGTGGAGCAGGAGCAGCATTTGGTTGGTTGTATGCTGTGCCTCCTACAACTGTATAATCTTGAGCATTAAACTGTGGTATGTTATTTAAAGATGTATCACCTGATAAACCAAAGTTTTGTTGACCAGATGCTGTTCCCAGATTCATATACATACCTGCATTAGCTCTAACAGGAGCAGGAGTTGGTTGATTTACTTGTGGTGGGTTTTGCATGTTTTTCTGCACTTGATCTGGCGAGAGTGGTTGCCCACCTATTCTACCATCTGCCTCCATAGTTTGTAAACCTGTTTTTGCTTTATTTCTTAAATCTTCAAAAAAGTTTACACCATAGTATCTAAGTACATCAGCAGGAACTACATACTCACCTTCAGATAACATAGCAGGAATATCGTCACGAACTTCACTAGCCATAGAGCCAGGAGGAATTGGATTACCAGAGACAGGATCTTTATTCATGCCATCATCTTGAATACCACCCTGCTGCATAAATGCCATTTCCATTTGATCGTTCATTGCTACCCCACCCTCATACATTTCTTTAGGTTGTTGTTTACGTTTACTTGATATTATATTACTTAGTCTTTGGCTAAAAGCATCTGCTTCTTCATCACTTTTAAACTGTATAAAGTCACCCTTTTCTATCGCCATCTTATATGCTTCTTCAAGTGAGAGTTTAACTAGTTTACCCTCTATCATTCTTATTGTTGGAAAAAGTTTTCCATCGACAGAAGTAGTTCTTATAGATTCTTCGTTTTCAGTTGTAGGTGTTGTAGGATCTAATGCTCTTTGTAACCAAGATGGGGGTGTTTGTTTTTCTTCAGCTAAACCACCCTCATTAAATTTTGCAATCGAACCCATGTCCTCTGGGGCTGACTTAGAAGCATCAACTTCAATATAGTCGTAGAGTGGGTGATCATTATATCCTTTTGGATTCTTTTCTGTTTTCTTAGTTGGTATTCTAATAGTACCTATCTGTTCCCCTAGCTTTACATTACCAACAGTAACAGGACGTAGGTTAGGCTGTGGAACTTTACCTGTCTTTTTTTCTGTTTTAGTTAACCTATCCATACGAACAGGTCCAACAAACTGAGCATCTAAAGTATAAAAATGTTTTTTATTAGAACCCCCCATATTTTGTACAGCTACAATGGGAT